TCGGTAGGGAGGCGGAGGACGATATCCGGGTGTAGCGCAGTTTTGGTAGCGCGCTTGAATGGGGTTCAAGAGGCCGTGAGTTCGATTCTCGCCACTCGGACCAGATGATTCCCAGTCGAACAACTGTTCGGCTGGGAATTTTTTTGTTTTTCGGAAGCAGACGCTTCGGAAAGATTAAAATAAATAAGCATTTCCGTGTCTGTGATCTCGATGCGATTTACAAAGGTATCAATGATCCTGCGGTTATAATCCTCGGTACGTTCATTAGGAGAGATAAGGAACTGCTCCAATAGGAAGAGGATGCGCTCACGATCCAGAACGGGTGGATGAACTTCTTTCAGGGATTCTAATTGATAGTTGAGGGTGCTTTCCTGCTGCTCCAAGTCAGCAAGGCGGGCGGACAGACGAGAGCTGGCAGTACCGTTTTCAATGGATTCAATGATATTATTGATTTTTCGGTGCACATCAGCCAGGTTTTGCTCTAACATTGCACGCTCTGGATCGGGCTGATTGACATCTGCCTGCTGTGCAGCGGCAATAGCGTCGGCCAGATCTTCAAGAGTGTCTGGACGAAGGATATTTTCACAGATGGCATTGACCACAAGATTCTCGGCAACATCTTTTTGGATGTTTTTCTTTTTGCAGGTACCGCCATCAGCTTTATTCCCGCAAGCATAGTAATAGTAAACATCGTTGCGGCAGTTGTGGCCGGAGATGCCCCGCATCAGACTGTGGCAGCAACCGCAGAAAAGCTTGCCAGAGAGCAAGTAATCAGCATGGGAACTATGTGGTGCGCGGTGCTGCTTATTGAGTGTGAGCATTTTCTGAGCCCTCTTCCATAGATCATCGTCGATGATGGCGGGAATTGCACCATCAATGCGGACATCGTAGGCCTTGCAGATATAGACACCATGATAGGCTTCATTCTGGATGATACGAGGAATGCTGCATTTGTTGAAGGCGTTGCCCTTACTGGTACGGAGCCCGGCAGCGTTCAGCTGCTCCACGATGGAAGCGCTGCTTTCTCCGGCCACATAGTGCTCAAAGATGAATCGAATGGTCGGGGCGTTTTTCTCGTCGATAATAAATCGCTTGCGTTCATCCGTAGTAAGCCCCAGGGGGCGGCTGGGATTGATGGCTCTTCCTTTCAATGCAGATTCCCGCATACCACGCCGCATCTTTTGAGCCAGTTCAGCGGAATAGTATTCGGCCAGGGATTCCATCAGACCTTCCAGAATAATGCCCTCGGGCCCTTCCACAGAGCTTTCGGCTGCATAAAGAATGCGAACTCCGTTATCCCGCAGTTTCTTTTTGTAGACCGCGCTATCATAGCGATTGCGGGCGAAGCGGTCGGTTTTCCAGCAGATCACGAGATCGAACAGATGCTTGCTGCTATCTGCGATCATCTGCTGAAAAGCCAGCCTGGATTCAACACCACGGCCCGAAATGTGCCGGTCAATGTATTCATGCACGATTGTCAAGCCATGCTGCCGGGCGTAGGCTTCGCAGTCCCGGCGCTGGCCCTCGATGCTCTGCTCGGTCTGCTGGGAACCGCCGCTGTAACGGTAGTAGGCAACCAGACGGTTCCCGGGAGATACTTTCTTTTTTCTTGCCATGATTGCTCCTTGTGCGCTGAGCAGGATCATGGTACAATGAAATTGCTCAGCAGGCGTGTTTTCCTATGATTATTCTCCGACAGACAGATTCCCCATCTGGCCCCGGCGGCTCTATCGTACAGAGCTGCCGGGGATTCTTTTTTGTCGGATTGTGTCCTGAGGGGGATCATGCTACAATAAAAGTGCAGACCGGGTCGTGAAGTCCCCGGCCGCACCTCCTCACAAAGGAAGACGGTGGAATGTTTTCTTATGGGGAACCCTGCTGGTGTTGTCGCACTGGCGGGGTTGTTTTTATTAGTAAGCGGTTGCTACGACTTCATATAAATCGCAATTTTCAAAAGTGTGAGGCAGATAAATAGTGAACGAGCCGGACTTTCCAACTTCAATAGGGTCAGAATAACAGAATTTTCCGCCCACGATTTTACCGTCCTGTTTGAAAATCGCAGATACCTGAACACTCTGCTTTTTGAAACTATTGTTTATAACTGTGCCGGAAATGGTATAGAACGCATTGCTACTTGATGAATGAATATCGCTGACTATAAAGTCTGAACGCTGAGAAACCTTGTCATCAGAATACATGGCTGGATTATCTGTAAAGCGCAAATCAAGTGATGTCGGAATGCGTCCTATGTAGTCGAAGGAATTAGAATATCGTATTGTATCGCCGGCAGCAATAGCGACAATATAGCTGGGCGAAGAATATAGTCCGTGGCCCTCTTCGTCCAAACAATTGACATTTATTGTAGAACCATCAAAGGTTTTGGAACTTTTGTTCGTTGCTTCAGCACTGTAAAAAACATAAACATGGCCGTTTTCAGAATACCAGGAACCACCTAAAAGCTTGACGGATGTTTGACCCGGGGTCCAGTCACCGCCAGATATAGTTCCTGAAGGACCGTCACCGCTGCATCCAGTTAGAAACAAGAGGAACATTGCAAGAGAAAGAATAATAGAGGGAAGTTTCTTTTTCATAATTATCCTCAGCTTTCGTAATGAATTTCAAGATAATCAATGATATCATTAACATCAATTTCATCGTGTGAAGCTAAATAACCTTCAATGTAGCCAAGTAACCAATTATTGGAATAGTTTTTATGATAACCATAACTGTATCCGCCAGCGTATGTATTGTCATCAACATCATTGAACGGAACAATGATGTTTTCTTCGCCTTTTGAATATCCAGCATCAAATCCATTAGAAACTCCAGCTTCACGACCTGCATCCAAACCATCCAAAATACCGCTGTAATATGGAGAAAGCGATTCAGATGAACTAACATTTGAAGGAACGGAAGATTCTGAATCGCTTTCGATGGGCTGAGATGATGAGATATTATTGTTAGTAGAACATCCTGAAAGAAAAATAGAAAAAAGAGATATACCAATAAAGGCATTAAATAGACAGCGATGTACACGCATTGACATTTCCTCTTTAGTCCGAATAACCGCTTTGGGTGACCAAGGCGGTTATTTTTTATGCTTCCTTTGCAGCCACGCCATGCGCAGCAGCTTTTTTATAACGTCCGGTGAGAACCAGATCCTCTACATAGTCCAGTGCTTTGGTCTGGCCCTCTTCGTTCAGCTGGTCGAAGTTGTCCAGCAGGGCAGTCTGGGCGGGGGTGAGAACGGCGTTGTTTTCTTTTGGCTCAATAAGGCCGTGCGTGATTCCTTCTACGGTAATTCCGAGAAGGTCACAAATTCTAACGACAGTTGTTACAGCGGTTCCACCAATTCCACGCTTGAAAATATTATCCACTGTGGAATAGGGGATACCTGCGGTAACAGTAAACGCTCGAATGCTCTTGTAATTGGCTAAAATGAGCTCTTTGAGCCTTTCTTCGACGTTCATAAAAAATCACCTCCTGATGTTCAGTATACGGTACGAATAACAAAAATGCAATATTGATTCACCAAATTGCAAAAATAATTTGAAAAAGCTATTGACTATTCACTCTATTGGGTGTATTCTATAATAAAGTTCACTGAATTTGGTGAACTGCGGAGGTGATATGTTTTGTACATGAATTTAAAGGCAGAGATGGCACGTAACGGGATTACCAATGAGCAGCTTGCGAATGGAATCGGAATCAATCCGGCAACGATGTCAGCGAAGTTGAACATTGCGGGGCGAATGCGCTTGGATGAAGCGCAATGTCTCCGGGATAAGTTCTTTCCGGAGATGACGATGGACTATCTCTTTGGAGATGTCCAGCCCACCGACCCGAAAAAGAGCGCATGAAAAAGCCCCGGCGGGGAGCCGGGGGAGGAAAGGAGGGTGAAGAGGTGAGTGTGCAGCTGGTGATTGCTGCATGGCTAATTGATTTAGCGACAGTATGGATTGCGAAGCGATGGTTGGGCGGCGAGATTCAGGGCTACATTCTTTTTTCTATTATGCTGAGTTACTTATGTGCGGTGCTTACGCTCTACGAGTGGGTGGTGCATCTGTAATAGTTCCTGACGCATGGCTTCAAACGCTTCATAGGCAGAAGCATTGAATACTTTTTGTGATTCAGGTGTCGGATTTGATTGAAATTCCATCAACTGCGAAGAAAAACCGCTTAATTTTGCACAGGTATCCCGGCTGGAAAACAAAATGGCACGGGCGCAGCAGGCAGTAAGCCTGCCAGCGTCGGCATCTGGAGAGCGGCTCATAAAGGATTGAGCGGCTTCAAAGAAAGATTCGTAGGCTTCTACCTGAGCATGGAAGAACATTTTTTCGGATTCCAGCTTGTAGGCAGATAAATTTGTAGCTTTAGCTATGATCACCTGAGCAATTGCAGTGAAAAGCGCAGCAAGGGCAGAAACGAGAGCAGCAAGTGAGGAAATAAGGGTAAGTCTTTCAACGAATGTCATGTAAAACACATCCTTTCTGGTTGGATTGTACCACCAGGGGGAGAACCGGACAAGAGCACATGAAAGGAGCAACGAACGATGGACCGTTATATGATCGTGATTCCGGCGAAGAACCGGGCATTCAACATGAAGTGTGATGATGGTGACAGCATGAAGCTGGAGACCCTGCAGAAGCTGGTGGGCGGGCCAATCGAGCCGGTGAACAGCGTTCTGAGCGCCGAGTGGGCGCGGGAGAAGGACGTGGACGGCATTCTGCTGCTGGTGAACGAGGAAGGGCTGATGAAGGAGCGCCCCCTGACGAACCAGCGCGCCAGTGAGATGACGGCGGCAGAGCTGGTGGGCCCGGCAGTCGTGGCTGCAAAGCGCGGCGATGAGCTGATCGGCTTTGCAAAGCCTGTGGTGGAGACCATCTGCGCCGAGTGGCTGTGAGGTGCTGCCATGGGCCGAAGGAAAAAGCAGGAGCTGCCTTTTGAGCACTGGCAAATTATTGAATTGCTGCACATCGCACAGGACTTTTACTCAAAACCGGAGAATGAGGCTGCGTTTCAAGAGTGGAAGGCGGCCAGAGATGCAAGAAAAGCAAAAAGGCCCGCCGGTGCGGGAACACCGACGAGCCAACCAGGGTGATGGTTTTTGACTGCCCATCACCAGAAGTTTAACACAGAGTTGGAGGATTTGCAAATGAAAAAGAAGATCACGGGCAGCGTGCTGAGCGCCGGTGCCATTGTGCTGGGACTGGCTGCCGCAGGGTGCGGCGGGGCCATTGAGAACGCGGCCAACGGCTGGGCAATGCTGGGTTACACGCTGCTGGCCATCGTGCTGGGGTGTGCGGCCCTGGCGCTGGCCGGGCTGGGCCTGGTGGCGGAGCAGCGGAAGGCAACGACGACGACCGCCGCCAGTGGCGGACTGAGGGAGGAGTTGTTGGGGCAGCGGCCAGCAAGACACGAGCACAAAACTTTGTGCGAAGTGGATGCTGGGAGCCGCAACCCGGGTTCCATGAAGAAGGGAGCATAAGGATGACGCTGGAAGAGTACAAGAATATTCTGATTACCGGGACACCGAGCGACCGGGCGCGGGCAATTGCCGAGGCCGGGAACGACAGGAGCCTGACCGACGAGGAGTTCCACGAGCTGACGGCCATGATCAAGGGCGTTGTGCGGCCCGGGCGGCGGAAGATGACCCCGGACGAGGCAAAGCTCTGGGCCGAGGTGAGCCGGATCAACACCCGGTTGAAGGACGAGATGGTGAACGCGGGCTTTGCGGTGCGGGCCCTGCCCGGCGACCTGCAGGAGGATGCGGGGCTGAGAAAGAGCGTGGTGGACAAGAGCGACACCACCGATTTTGATGCCGTGGGTGCGGATATTTTATACGACCGGGAGCAGGAACTTTTGCGGCAGGACGCGGAGCTGCTGCTGCCGGAGCCCTACGACAGCTACTATGCCCACTATCTGGCGGCCCAGATGGACGCGGCCCTGGGCGAGACCGACCGCTATGCCAACGAGATGCAGCTGGCCAACGAGAACCAGCAGGA